ACACGAATACGCGGCATCAGCTTCGCCTTTCAGAAATAAACCTCGATGTAACCAGTTTGCGTGTTGTTTGCTGTTGGCTATCTAATGTCTTGGCTTGCTGCATTAAACGCGCAGCTTTGTTCTCAAACATTGATGCCATCTGCTCATCTCTTGCAATGCCAAGCGCAAAGGTGGCCGCAAGACCGTATTCAACAGCAAGTGTGAAATAGCTAGGCCAGCTTTGCTCACCGGCTCTGTATGTGTAGTCAGCCACAAGGATGTCAGTAGTCGTGACATTGCTGTAAACTTTGTCGCCGTAGATATTGTACTCAATCATTTTGTCATTAGTGGTGACAGCATGAACCATCAATGTGCCTGACGGCAGTTGATGCGCACGATCAAATCTTCCAGTAGGCTGCGCAGTCAATAGATTTAACTCAGCCTGATTAGTAGAAAACCGCCAGCGGCTTGCACACAATGCTGTACGCACCGTGTCTTCATATACGTTATTTGCAACAAGAGCCTCGGTAGACGAGGCTGTAAATGATGTGATTGGGTCAGCCCCTATCAACACCAGTGCGCGTGCTGCGACATCAATATCTGAATTTGCTGCTGTTGGCATATAGTTAGCGGGGGGCTTATGCCCCCCGCCTCCTTACTTAGTTGTTGTCAAGAAGCTCATAAACACCTTCGTCATTGATAACGACTGCGCCCATGGACATCATTGATGTTGCCAAGTGTGCTGCCTTCTCAGGAACATAGTTGATCTCTGTTGAGACATCAGCGTTGATGCCCAAACCTACAGCAGATGTGTGGTAAGCAATGTTCTTACCAGCAGTGATTGCTGAAGTTGAGAAGATCTTGAAGCCCAAGAAGTCTTTCATGGTCATGCCGCCTGCGAATGGCAGGTTCTGCTCACCGACATAATCGCTTGATGCGAACTCATCGATGTTGAACAGGTCTGCATAAGCAGCAGGGTGCATTGCAAGATAACGATTGCCATCCTCTGGGATATTGGCAGAGCCAAATGTCTCAAACAATGTAAGCAGGTTAGCTTTGCTAACAGCAGTACCAGTTGTGCTGATCTGTGTTGCGTTTGCACCAGCATCCATTGCTGTGTAAAGGATTTCGTCAGTCTTACGACCAAGAGCAGCAGCAGCAGATTGTGCTACAGCCTGACGCTCATCGATGTTGATCTTCAACTCATCGAGCTTGTCAATGTACTCTGGTGCATAGAAGTCAGCCATTGTGGCTTCTACTGTGGTATGTACCAGTTCCATTGGGGTTACGTTGCCGTTACGAGTCTTCGTTGTTGCCGCGCCTGCACCAATCTTCTGAAAACGAACTACACTTCCACGAACATTACCAGCAGTACGAACAGTGTTCCGAAGCTTGGAACCCATACGCTGATACGCCAAGTGTACTTCTGACTCGAACTGTTTGATAAATGCGATATCAATTGTATTCGCCATTTGATTCAGTCCTCATTACAAAAGTTAAATTTACACCTTCGGTTGTCCGTTTCGCTCGTCATCCAGTTGTCTCATGGCGAGGCTGTCAGTTAGAAACAGGCCGTATGCTATTCAAATGTCACTTCTATGTTTGGAGCGCAACGCACAAAACGGACGCACGCAAAGCCGTTGATCTTTACAACATCTTCGCCAAACATAAAGTCTAACCAATTCAACCAATTAAGTGTTTTGGTGTGATCTATTGGCACAACATTTTCAAGCACATCCCAATCTTCTGCGATGTGGTTCAGCATGTTTCTTGAAACAGGTAGGAATTTGCGTGGATGCTCATCAATCATGTGGGTGCCAAGCAGCCAGATAGATCCTGTCTTAAACCCATCTTCACTGCTAATAGGCACAACGCCGAACATGCAAACAGGCTCATCTTTATAAAGAGCCGTCCATGTTACTGCATCCTTGCGCTTAAGAGGGTAGTGCAACGCCCGCCAAGGCGTTGCACCATGAATCATGCATTCCCGCACATCTGTCAGCCTCAGATGGTTTTGCAGGTAATCAGCATGATCCAGAGTTGATTTTGTTATCCTGATGTCGCCATCATGATGAAAGTCTCTAACGGTAGACCTTGGAAAAACCTTCTTCGACTTTGGCGACATATGATGCATCTCTCTTAGTTGGGTTCCAATAACGCGGATCTTGCATCATTGATCGCAATTCATCTTCACCCATAGATTGGGCTGGCTGTCCGTCAGATGACATCGATGCTTGGCCTGTGTTGCGCATGATATGCTCTAACGCTTCAATGCCTTTGGCTGATGCACCAAGCTGCAGCACAGCGTCAGACACATCATCAGGAAAGAATTTGTTTGCCCATAACTCAACAGCCTCGATGCGTGCGTCAGCATTCTCACCTAACTGTTTATGTTCAGCATCAAGGTCAGGCTGCATAGAGTTATAGAACTCCATGTATTTTTGAATGCCTTCATCAAACTTATCTTGCCCAAAGCCTTGCTCATGAGAATGTTCTGCCCACCAACGGAACAAATCATTGTCATTTACCAAACCCTCATCCAGACCCTCTGGCACTTCATAGCCGCCAGATGTTTCTGGACGCTCTGCATATTTTGCATTTTCAATCTCTTGCTTCACCTCGGCACGAATAGCTTCTTCGCCTTGGCCTAGCTTTGACTCCAATGCTGAATATGATGCTGCCATATCTTCTGGAGATTTGAACTTCTCTGGCAACCATTCTGGCCTATCCACGGTTCCAGATTGGGTACCGTCAACAGGTGCTTCAGTAGCTACAGCTACCTCTACATTATCTGCTTCATCCATTTTGCTTTATCCTTTGTGCATGTGAGATGCGGCGTTCAACAACGCCTACTAAATACCGCTGCCCTTCGAGATGGCGCAGTTCGGCATCACTTGCATTCGGCCCTTGAACGGATTCAATAGTGATCGAACGCAAGTATTTCAAAACCTCTTTGCCTGTTGGGGTTTTGAAAATACTATCTATGTTTTTGGAGATGCGCTGGTCTTCTGACTGAGAGCGTTGAAAGCCATCAAGACCGAAGTAGGTTTTCGACATCAGGTACTTCACCTTGCTGTTGAGCCTGCGCATATTGCTGTGCAGCTTGTAATAGCTGCTCACGCTCAACCTTATCCCTGACAAGTGTATCAGGAACGCCAAACTTCTTGGCAAGATAAACCGCAACATCTTCTGAGTTGATCAGAATATTTAACACCTCTGGCCCGAAGCTAGTGCCTACAAGCTGGAGATACCGAGATACGGCTGAGATATCTTGGTTGGCCTGTGCCTGCGCAAGCGGCGACACAGAACGGATCTTGACCTCGCGGCCATTGATAGAAGGCAGTTCGATCCGACCCTGCTTCTTGAGAATATACACAACGCGCTGCAAGACAGGCTGCACCATCTCTGCCTGCAATCTGCCAAAGGCAGATCCAATGCGGCGAGACAGGTCAGCCATGCGTTCTGCAACTTCTGTTGCTGATGCAGGTGTGCGATTAGGATCGCCAAGCATATCATTATACAACGCACGCTTGATGTTGTTGCGCATGTCGTTCAAGACAATGTTAGCCACATCAAAGTTTCCTGCGTTCTGGATGGGCTGCAAACCCGCAGAACCCATAGCTTTTGGGATGATGGTTCCGGGAACGAGGTTGATTGTATCGGTGTTAATAATGCCATCATCATCCATTTGATAGATGCCTGAGATAGCCATCTGCGCATTCTCTAACACCAACTCGATTGTGAGGTTGGTAGTCTTGATTGCACTGAGAGCATTGATTAGTGGGCCACGTCCGTAAATCTCGCCTGATGCTTTAGACCAACGAAAGCAGACAAACGGATTAGATCCTGTGCCACTGAATTGCTCATAATAAATGATTTCTTTTTCAGCTTCATTTACAACATAGAAGTCAAAACGATCTTCATTAGGGTTGTCGTAGTTCTTACAGACAACTTCTAATATCTTTGTCTTAGCCTCTGGCTGCGTTGTAACTGCTCTTAAAGTTTTTTCTCCGAGCATTGCTTTTGGATACGCAACAGGGATACTAGCATTCTTGATGTCACGCGATCTGTAGATGTGATCAATTTGATCGTCAGGGCCAGTATCAAGATAAACACTTGGCAAAGGGATTGCGTTAAAACGGACAGGGCTAATTGCGTTACCTTCTTCAACCAGTAACACCCCTGTTCCAACAGCCAAGTCCATGAAGCTTTCATGTATTTCCTGACCGAAGTTAGAGTTCTGGATAACTTCAAATACATAATCAGTAACCTCATCTAGCTGGTTGTTGACTTCATCTTGCTGCTCTGGTGGGATTTCAGAACCAGCAATAAAGTCAGCCCAACGTGCGAAGTTAGGCACAAGGCCAGACTGCAGCCGAGATGCAAACTCTTGCGTGCCAACAACAGCAGACTCATCAAAGATTTTATCATCACGGCGTTGCCCAGCAACCTCATGAAAGAATGATTGCCGCATAGGAAGTGCATACTCATAGCACTCCTCGAACAATGGCTCGAAGTTCAGACGCGCATTCTTGGCGCGGTCATATCTTTCAAGCAGAAGATTGGCTGACTTTTCGTGCATTACAGAGTGCTATCGTAATAACCAAGACCGCCCTTGCTTCCTGTCAGCAATGACTTACGAGAAGCACCACCACCAATCCGCTTAGACTTTGCAGTTTCTTCTAACTGCTTTGCCTTGTTTTTTTCTGTTTGCTCTTGCGCCGCTTTCTTTTCGTTCTCTTGCGCAATCTCCTCATCTTTTGAGACTGCAGGTTTTTTGCTACCGCCACCAACACACATAATAAAATCTCCTTCTAGTTTGTCACTACACCCTGCATAAATGCAGATCAACGCACAAAACTACATCCTCGACCACAACCCCTGACGGCGTGGCTTTGGCTTGCGGCTAAATACATCAAACTCTCTGGTTGCTTGAAATGGTTTGGATTGCATTGAAAGGTTAGACATGATCTGCCTACCTTCACCTGCGCCCAGCATTAGATACTGCAGAGCATCATGCACATGAGAGAAATGGTTTTTGTCTGGTTTATCTGCATAACGCTCACCAGATACCTGCATACGCTTGTACTGATACCCACCTTCAAAGCCTTTGATTAACATACGGCAGCGAGGGTCAATCAAGAAGCCTGACAGCCCTTCGATCATTCTACCAAGTGGTGCAGACACAGACTCCAAGCGAAGCGACACATCATTCGATGGTGCTGGTCTTGCGTATAGCCCGCCGCCTCTTAAGATCTGAAACGGTGTTGACTCATCGGTTTGTGCGCGGAAGTCACCAGCCGGATCACCAAAGATAATAACTTCATTGCCTGCATAGCGTGTGGCAATCTCATGCCGCAGCACTTCAGTAAACCTGACAATGCCCATGTCAAACGCTACTAGTTCCTGCAGCACCAGCCACCTGCCTCTGATCTTTTGTCCAATGGCAGCAGCAGGCGTTAATCCAAAGTCAACGCCGATATGCACAGGCACGCCAGCAGCCACAGGTATTTCTTCTTTGGCTATGTGAATGTCAGGGGCAAACATCGCATAGACAGGCTTGCCGTCTTTTATGCTGCCTAGTTTGTTCATCACATATACATCGATCCAGCTTTTGGTTTTGCCCTGCACAATGTTGGGATAGTAGTCTTTCCGCATATTGGCGCAGTTCTCTGCGAGATCGTTTGGAACGTAACCGGCGACTTCGCCTTCTTCGTTCTTCTCCTCGCGCATGCCTGCGGGTTGGGTAAAGAACTCCCAGTTGTCTGGCTTGACGAGCATTCTTGCTTCTTCGCGTCCAATATGATCTGGAATAGGAACCTCGCCCGACATTATAGGCCACCAATGATCTTCCTCCGGCGCGTTGGTATCACAGATAACGCCAGTCCATGTGCAGCCGCCATCCTTCATTGAAGGGAAACGACCAACACGCATGGTGCAGGCATCGATGATAGACTTAGGAATCTCGCGTGCTTCGTTGACCCATATGCCGGTCAACTCCAATGACAATAGTTTCTTAACATCTTCTGGCCTATCCAATGCCAAGAACAAAACCTCAAGATCTAAATCATTAACTTTGATGTGATGTGTGTACGGCACAACCCAAGAGAACTTGCCCCACTGTTCTTCTGGAAACCAGTCGAGCCAAGTCTTAATGGTTGTGGTTTTAAGCTGCGGGTTGGTGTTTCTGATAACAGCCCAGCGGCTGCGCCGAACACCATCTTCGTTTGGCTCTTGCTGTAGTGCGCGGCGAAACAATTCAACGCAGCAACCAACAGACTTGCCCGAACCAACAGGGCCACGCAGGCCACGAAAGAATACATCAGACTTCATGAAAGCCTTCAGTACATCTCCGTCTGGTTTGTATTTAAATTTGGTCAACCTTGAGATCCTTGCCGCGCTTAATCATCTGAGCAACAACCTCTGGTGCAATCACAGAGATAATCTTGTCAGCTTCGTAGTCGGTCTGGAATTCATTCGGATGGTGGTGCATGTGTACCTTGCGCACGACACGGCGTAAGATATCACGCTCCTCTTGCTTGAGAGTGTGCATAAAACTCATCTGTGTTTCTTTACCTTATCTCGTATCTTTTTAGGCTGGCTGACGAACTGCTTACCAGCCTTAGTGCCTTTTCTTTTAGCAGCACTGGTCTTTGCGTATTCTTCCGATGATAACGCTTTGATGGCAGCGGAAGGTAGGTAACGCTCTCCAGTTGCTTTAGACCCCTGAGTAGATGGCTTTCCACTCTTGGTTCTCCACTTCTGCTTAGTCCATTTAACAAGAGACTTCTGAGGCTTCTTCACTATCTGTAGCCCCCGCCTTTTGCCTTATATTGTTTGGCAAGCATCTGCGCCTTGCGTGCTGACCACTGACCAGCACCACCACCTTTAGACCCAGCCTTTATGCGGTTGAACAGAGTCTTACGCATAGTAGGCTTGGTATAATTACCAGCTTCATTTACTTTTGATTTTGCCACGGCTTGGAGCTTTCTTCTTTGCAGTGAACGCCTCATTGACATCTTCAGTCTTTGGATCGTCAGCTTTGAAAGAACCACGATCATTACGCGCACGCTCGATCTGGTGATCTTCGATAGGCCAGCAGCGAACACTATCTTCTGTTAATGTCTCACCTGTCTTTAGCCTGCCGTCAGGCAGTTCAGACACCGCGCCCTCATAGATAGAGCCATCATGAAGTTTATACTTCATTTCTTTTTCACAGCCTTCTTAGGGGCAGCGGCCTTTTTTGCAGCGGCCATACCTGCTTTAGAGTATGGAAACTTCTTACCTTTTACGTTTGGCATTATGCTCTCGCTTTCTTTGCTTTGTTGCGCTTGCTAATTGCTCTGCCTTTGCGGATTGCGTCAGACTTCGAGGATGCACCCCAAGCAATTAACGACTTCAGTAATCTTGTAGGCTTGCCCTTGCTGTCACGCTCTGGACCCTTTGCTGCGCCCATGCGCTGCAGGAAGCTGGCGCGGCGAGGGTTGTCGCCTGACTTGACTGGTGGCTTGAGCGTGCCGCCTTTGTAAGAGGCGCGACCTTTGGCGTTGAGACCACCTTTGGGGTTCTTGCCTTCTTTGCGTGTCCATGCTGGTGTCTTTGCCATTACTGCCTCGTTGGCCCTTTGGTTAGCCCCATCATTTCTGCTGGATCAAAAACCCTCACGCCGCCATCAGACTGAGCAAGTCTGGCCTCATACTGTCTGTATAAGTCTGCCGTTAACGGCCCCTCATCCAAAGCATCAACATATTGCATAACGTCAGTATCAAGCTGACCAGCGTTGGCCTCAGAAATAAACATGCTTGTGAATGCATCAAACATAGACTTGCGCTTGTTTGTCATCGGGCCACGGAAAACAAAATCCTCTGCACCCTCTGGGATGTCATCATCATAGTCTACATCGATAACAGAAGGCTCGTTAGGTATAGCAATCCGAATACGCATAGCATCATCACGGCTGCTACCGTCATCATTCTCTGGCATTAGAACGCCGCCCATGTAACGAGCAGCACCATAGATGCTGTCACTAGCACTTGCAGGAGAGATCTCGCTTGGCGTACCCATGCTGCCGGTTAGCGTTTCAGTTAAACTCTTGGGAGAAAAATCATATGTGTCAAAGATAACATATTGCCCATCAACTTTAGTCAAACCAAAGCTGCCGAGAGCCTTGCTGATGTCGCCAAACTGCTCAGACATAGGCCATGTTTCTTGTGAATTGATTTGCGCAACCTCACCTTCTTGCAGGTCAGGGCGCAGTGTTTGAGCCGTCAGCCTTAAAAATTCGAGAGCCTCGCCGGAAATATTTTTTTCAGACACTTCACGATCCATCGGGTTCATGAAAGCAGGCAGCAAAGAGTTAGCGACACCCCTTAAATAAAAGGAATAGTGCATCGGCATATCTTTTAGCATTTCATCAAAACTAGGCATGCTGCCAATATGCAGCTACGGCTATTGATTGCTCAACGCACAAACCGAGCCTTTTGGCAAATTTCCTCAGTGAAGGGCGGGGTCGAGGCGGCACACACCGTTTTTTGGACCCCCCCTCAACGCAAGCAAGTAATCGCGTAATGCTTCTGCTGCGCAATGCGAACGCGATCTAGGATCGCATGGCATTGCAACTATATAGGTGTGCGGCGAAGCTGCACGCAATTACGATGCTAGCTTAGGTCTATCTGCACAGAGATGTCGCCCGCGTGAAGGTGCATGTGTCGCTCAGGGGCTTTGAAGCCAGCCCTGTCTAGGATATCCTTGCTCGCTTCCAGTTGCACATACTCACTCTTAGCCCCTCGAGAGAGTTGCACCAGTTTAGCGGCGGCAATCGTAGCACTCACGCCCATCGTTTCCCCAATCCTCTGCATCATGTAACTCTGCACATGCGGTAGTCGCAAAGCCTTGCTGGCTGTCACTCTCCCGCTATCACCCGAAGCGTAACCAGCCAAGCCCGCCGCCTCCGTGATACTGCATCCATTTGCTACAAGCGCATCAACCAAGGCGGTCTGCTTGGCGGTCAGCTTCTTCCCCGCTGTATCAACATTACTACTCATCATATCATCCTGTACAGTTGACCCCCCCTTGTGTTCCCCCCCTTTATGACCTCTCCCCAAACACAGTGTCAACGCACATAGTGTCAGCATGGCATCTGTGCTTGGTCTGCCTTTACCCCGTTGTCTGGCTGGCGCGTTACCCCCGCTGACTCCTTACCTTCCAGCACTCGCCCAGAGATACAAGGCCAAGCGTTGTCGTTCGCTTCGCTCCGAGCCTTGTATATCTGGTCTTGCCGTGCTGGTGGCGGGCGGATTCATACGCGGGGGATAACCCCCTGCACCATCAAACGGAGATAAAAATGACAGTAGAAAAAGCACAGATTGAAACCATGCTAACAGCTATGTACGGTTCACTGAATAAATCACTAACCAAAAACTATCCTGCAAAGATGTACCTCGGTAGCATGATCAACCAGTCTATCTGGATGAAGAATAATAAAGCTAACGATGCCGCTGAAAAGATTGAACGCATCCGTTCCATGACATCAGATGTTATCGCCAACGAAAGCGCAGAAGATGGTCGAGTAGTTCACATGCCATCTGGAACAGCCGCAGTAGGTTCCCGAAACTTCAGCCAACACAGTGTTGACCAGCTTATGACGTACGCCGAGCGCGATGAACAAGAATCTGAAATACACGCCGACAATGAGAAAGCATTGCGCGGTATATATCAGTCAATCTTCAAAGAGGCGTATCAGTCAAAGCAAGAGAGACAGGCGTCGTCAATGCCATCATCCGATGTCAACAAATGGCTAGCCAAACGAGCTAGCTAACACATACCAATTCCTCCCGAAAGAGGGGCAGGCTTCGATAGCCTGTCCCTTTTTTTATGGTCAAGCAGATAGCCCCGCAATCCCCAGCTAATGAAGGGGTTATCTGCGTGCATGTATAGCGAGCATGTGCCTAATGAATTGAATGAAATGTTAAATAATACTGCATAAATGCACGAAATATACTTGTTAACACTGCATTAATGCACTATATTAAAATTAGCACCAATGAAAACAAGGAAAAATCAAATGCGTAAAATTGTAAAAGATGCTTTCAAATGTGATGAACTGGTTTATCAATTCACACGGATTGATGTAGAAGATGGCGCCCTAAAAACAGGTAGCATGGAAGAGGTAAACGAAACCTATTCCGATGATTACATAATCGGTGAAGCCGAAAACAGAATGGCTATATCAGCCTCAAACTGTGTTCACAAATGCCCAGCTGAAATGACAGAAGATGAGCGCACTCATTGGAAAGAATGGGGCCAGCTAAACGATTTCATTTTTACTCATAAGTGGGAGGCAAACTAATGCGCGCTTCAGATTACGATGCAATCAATCAAAAGATTATCGACCAGCTGAATAATGGGGTTCGCCCTTGGGTCAAATCACATAACAGCGCTGGCGGGGGAATGCCCCTCCGCTCATGCGGCACGCCATACAGAGGCATGAATACTATCATGTTGTGGATGGCTGATTATGATAACCCATATTGGCTGACGTTCAATAAAATTAAATCGCTTGGCGGTTCTGTTAAAGGTGAGAAATCACCAGCCAAAGTTATCTATGCCTCGCAAGTAAACAAAGAGCGCGAGGATGGTAGCAAAGAAAGCTTTGGTTTCCGCAAGCTGACATCTGTATTCAATGCGTCACAGGCAAAAGGATTGCCCGACCATTATTACACCAAAGAAAATATCTTTGCGAATGCTGACGAAAGAGCATCCGAAATAGATGTATGGGTTGCACATACTGGCGCCAACATTGGCACCAAAGATGGCACACCCTGTTATGTGCCAGCCATTGATAAAATCTACATGCCAGACTGGCAAGATTGGAAAGATGCAAACGCATATTATTCTACCTTGTTCCATGAACTAGCGCACTGGACAGGCTCCAGCAAACGCCTTGACAGATTGGATATGAAAAACCGCAAGGGGTATGCGTTCGAAGAATTGGTTGCAGAAATATCTGCCGCCTACCTGATGGCTAATCTCGGCCTGTCTATGACAGTACGAGATGACCATAGCGAATATATAGGCGCTTGGTTATCAGCACTAGATGATGACCACAAATATATATTCGATGCCGCAAGCGCGGCGCAAAAGGCTGTCGATTATCTCTTTGAAATAGTCGCAGTCTCCGAAAACACCAACGTAAAAACAGCATAGAAGGTAAGAAAATCATGCTTAATTTAGCACAGAATAATGTAACATCGCAGATACTCCAGCGTATTGAGGAGCGTCTAACCCGCATCGAAACAAAGTTACACTGTCTTGATGGTGTAACTGTTGCCCCCAAAGGGCAAGATAATCAGCCGCGTACCAAGCTTGTTATCAATGCTGGCAAAGTAGAAGTAGCACCAGCCCAGCTATCAAAGACAGGCTTTGAACGCATCGCAAAGATATGGGATTTCTTTGGTAAAGATAGCTGGTTTAATACTGACACCGCCGCACAGGTTTTGGATTTAACCAGCAAAGATATCCGCAATCTGATTTACCTTACACGCAACACAGATGGTTGGGAGGTAATCGATAAAGATATGCCTAACACTGTGCAAAAACTTTATAAGATTGCGAGGGTATCATCATGAACACGCAACAGCTTGTAAAAGAATTTTCCAAACTGCCACAGGTAACAACAACAATAGATGTTGTCCTGTTGGGCGAAATGCTGGGTCGCAATCTATGGCCTAGTGAATACGCTCAAGTGTTGGATGTAATCTTTGCTGGAAATGACACCGCCAAAGCCACCGCAAAAGCGGCGGCGGATGTCATTTGCGAGCGCAAACTTATAGAGATGGAGGAAGAGTATGAATATTCCCGCGCTTTCTCTGCATAAATCTATGTCGTATAAAGATGCGTTTGAATTAGTGTATCAAACTGTTGAGTTAGATGCCCAGCGTTCAGAACGTGACGCAAAATATTTCGAGGATGAAATAGATAACGACCCTGATTTTTCAGCATCGCATGCCGCAAAAACCAGCAGAGCAAAAGCTTCTAAGTTAAGAGAAGCTTTCGCCGTACTGGCTCGCGGATACTAATCTTAATCGTGCAGGTTTCTAATGACCTGCACGACCAACCCTTTTATTTGCAAATCTTTAATGTGATACACAACACTATCAGAGATGAATTTGTTTTTCTCTGATGTCGCACGCAACACTAAAAATTTATCGTCTTGAATAGCAACAACAGTATCACCAGCCTCATAAGCTTTGTGATTTCGTTTTACTACCAAGATGTCATCAACAGACATTTGAAAATCTGGCCAGCCTACACCTAATTTGTAAGCCTCGACCTCACCTTTAACGCCCCACACAGATATAACCCCTAATCGATTACGCTCAGTATCATAGAGCGCTACAGCATTTACTTCCCCTTGCTGTATCGTTTGATGTGTAAAGCTTGGTGCCGTTCCTGCAACCAACGCAAGCTTCGCTATAGTTCTCGCAGATGGGCAGTGTGCCGCATCTTTTAAAAAGCGAGTAATATTAGTAGGAGATGTTCCTGCTAATGAAGCCCAGCGATTAGCTGACCAACCGTTTTTGTCCATAACTTGGCGCATCCATACCCTGATGCCCCGCACTTCTACGGATTCCATTTGATTGTCCTGCAATAATTGGTGGCGATAATGTACCGCACGATGAACGTTTCCTATGCAATCTTTGGCTGAAAGCACGTTGACTAGCCCTCACTTGAGGTCGAAACACAGATGGCGGAGCATGAGGTATATTCTCCCAATGCCCTGTGCATGTGAAAAGTTTCATATCTTACTCCTGAAAAAAAATCATGCAGTTTTTTTGCACAAACATTTTGTGCGTTTATTGATGTTACTGCAATATTGCATTATATGCAAATGATGAAAAGTTATCTTGAACAATTGAATTTAATCTGCGCCCCAACAGGAATAAACTTGCTTACGTTTTTCAAGCAAGCTGGCGTGCCAACATCCACCTATTACCGCGCCAAAGCAGGGAAGGATTTGCGTCTATCAACAGCAAGGAAAGTTGAGGATGCGATCACATCTTACACACTACACAAATCCAAAACCCAATACGAATAGCTGGCAACAGTTAATAGAAAGCCTTGCCCTACTCAGAAAGAATAAGGGCTATTCACAAGAGGAGTTAGCGCATCGCATTGGATGCCACTCTTCTCTCATCCACAAATGGGAGCAAGCCAAGCGCGTACCCAGCGGGTTCATGTTTGCTTGTTGGTTAGATGCACTGGACGCGCAAATCAAAATCGAAATCGAAAGCCAAGCAAAATAATCTTGGTAAAGCTGCAACCTGTGAGAAATGTAAAACCAGCACGCACTGGTACACAGTCCTCGCCAACAAAGCAATCTACTGTTTAGATTGTATGGAGTATTATGGATGGCAACATCTCAGCGCAGTAAGGGAAGCTACCATGAAAGATGGTGGTGCGAATTCTTCAAAAAGAAAGGCCTCCAAGCGGAGAGGCAACCGCTATCTGGACAGTTGGGAGGCGAATTTGCTGGTGACATCAAACTCGAAACCAAGTTCGGACGATTGGTAGCAGAGAGTAAATACCAAGCAGAAGGGCGAGGGTTTTCTTTCTTAACTAAAACCCACAAAGAACAGCCAGCCGATATCTATCTGCTCAAGCAGAAAGGCAAGCCACATTTTATCTGTATTGAAGTGAGCAACCCATTGGTTGAGAAGTTAATTCGCTGGCTGGGCGGGGAGGAGTAAGCCCAGCCAGCGTATCATACCGCGCATGCAGGAGGTTTGCGCCATCACATACTGCATTATTGCATTGTCTACGTCAACCCTCCTATGTTATACTGCATTTATGCAACAGGAGGATTGATGTTTCATCATATCGCATGGGCTATGAGAGCCGAAACACCAGACGCATTAACGCGCTGGCTATTGGTAGTGTTAGCCGACCATACAAATGAAGATGGCAAGTGCTGGCCTTCACAGGCAACGCTTGCCAAGCGCACAGGTATGGGGCGCTCAACAGTAAATCGCAAGCTGGAAATGTTAGAAGAAGCTGGCCTTATCAGCCGTGTATCTGGCAACCAAACACGCTCGACAGTCTACTATCTGCTAGTACCAGAGAGAGACAACCTAGTACCAGAGCGAGACAAGGTAGTACCAGAGCGAGACAGTAAACTACCAATAAACAATAATACTCTCACAGAAGAATGGGAGCCATCAGAAAAGCTAGTGAACGATATCAATTTAATTGCACATAAATCTAATCAGGAGATAGATCATGTCATTGAAACAGCTAAGTTCATTGCATACCATCAAAGCAACGGACGCAAAATCAAAAATACCACAGCCGCCTACAAACGATGGTGCCTTAACACTATCACCTTCGCAAAAAGAGATGGCGCTCGCCAAACTTCAGGACGACAATCGTTCCCATCAGCGGACGAACATGGTCGAAGATGGCGTAGCTTCATTAGTTCCGCTGGAAATAAAAATCAGTAAAGATTTTGAATTGGTTCGCTACAACATTCCAGCAGATACACCGCTAGATAAGTTGGAAGCCGCCATGCGTAGGGTTGAAGCATCACTTATTCCCCTGCCGCAAGAGGAAATAGAACAGCGCCTCACTGTGATGGCTATGCTTGTCACCATTCCTAAAGATTTTAATGATGAAATCCTCGCCCTCAAACGCAGAGTTTTAGCAGAGAAATTACAGCAATGGCCAGCAGATATACTGCTTGAAGCATTCGATAGCGTTGAGAAGAGTTGTAAGTTCTGGCCTACACTCGCAGAGTTTGCACAGCATTGCGATTGGAAGCTACGACCTCGCAAACTTTTACGCGAAGAACTGCAAAAACGCATTGATTATCGTTAATTTGCATGGTACTGTTGCATATATGCAGGAGATTGTTATGTCAAAATACACAATAACATTAACTGAAGCCGAGGCTAAAGCACTGGTTTCTCTTACTGAGGACAGCATTGTATCTCGCATGTTGAAGCAAAACATTCTCAAAGCTTTGTTACGCATCATCAACAAGATTGAAATGCAATCCGATTGGAGGACGTTCTAATGGAACGTAAAGGTTTTATCGGAGGTTCAGACCTCTACAGTATTATGCGCGGAGATTGGCACGACCTTTGGTTGGTCAAGACAGGGCGCAAAGAGCCAGATGATTTGTCTGGTCAGTTCAATGTACAGCTTGGCAATGAAACAGAAGCTTTCAATATCAACTGGCTTCACCAGCAAACAGGTTGGTTCAGCCACAGCGCTGAAGTAACCCGCAAGAACATTGCCGATGTACCCTATCAGGCAAGGCCAGATGGTATTGGCAAGCATGACCACAGCGATGAGTACGCTATCATTGAAGCCAAGCACACTGGCGGTCACAAGAAAATGTCAGATATCTTAGCCTCTTACATGCCGCAGGTGCATCTGTATATGCGCGTGATGGATATCCATCAAACAGTATTCACTGTCATCTTTGGCAATCGCTGGGAACATTGCGTGGTTGATTACGACCATGAGTTCTGGATGAAGGTACACGCACAGGCGTTTAACTTCTGGCGACATGTGGTCGAGGATACAAGACCCGACACTTATGAAGAGGTCAAGATTGATTGGACGCAGGTAAAGGTTGATGGATTGGTCAGCCGTGATGCTAGCCAAGATAATCAGTTTGTGAATTTAGCGCATGAGTTTGTGAATGCTTCACAGAATATGAGGCAACATGACGCCATCAAAAAAGAATTGCGTTCAATGATTAATGATAACGAGCGTGAGGTGTTCTGCGATTTGCTGACCATCAAGCGTGACAAGCGCGGCGCATGCCGCATCACCATAAACGAAGGGGCGGTTTAGCACACCCGCCCCTTCTAACACCAACTGCACACAAGGAGTATGCAATCATGGCACAAGATAATGTAGCCAAGCTGGAAAAGCAACCAGCCAAAACAGCAATGCCAAAAACTTTTGATGAGGCAATGCTGGCCTACCAACAGGAATCTGTTGTGGCTGTCAAAGACAGCAAGAACCCACACTTTAGAAGCAACTATGCCAGCTTAGAAGCTGTCATCGATGCGGCAGGTGAAGCAAACAAATATGGTTTGTACTTCATGCAACCCCTCGACCTTATCACCTTTGGTGAAACTGTAGTGCAAGTTGTCAGAACTATCATTGTACACACACCATCTGGCGAGAAGCGCGAGAGCCTTTGCCCTGTACGCTCTAAAGATAACAACGACCCACAGAAGATGGGGTCGGGTATCACCTATGCCAAGCGCTACGCATTGCAGTCTGCGTTTGGTCTGCCATCAGAAGATGATGATGGCAACACAGCGGCACAAGCAAAGCCGCAACAACCAACCACCAACAAACCCTCGGAGTTTTAAATGGAATACGATAACACAAATTCTGGTGCGGGGTTCTCTCCCCGCCCAGAGCAAAACATGATCCTCACTGGCAAGATGAACCTGCGCGGTGAAGATATGAATATCGTTTTGGTAAAAGATACCGACCACAAAGGACAGCCAATCATTGGCGTGTTCAAACGTGTCGGCGTTCTGTTTTCCAACGACCAGAAGAAATCAGAAAAAGATACTGATTACTCTGGCCCCATCGAAGATATGCGCCTTGCCGCTTGGAAGAATACATCCAAGGATGGCAATCCGTTTCTATCTTTGAAAGCATCAGAGAAGCAGAACGGTTCTGCCCCTGCCCCTGTTGCACAGCAAACCGAAACAGCAGAGGCGATTGATGATGTTATACCCTTTTGAGGATATCAAAGATAACCTGCATTTAACTGAGCAGGGCTTGCGATATCATTTGAAAAAGCATGACCTGCAATATGTAAAGATGGGTCATAAAAGGTTCTTCACCAAAGAGCAGTTAGATGAATTCTATTCCGCTGTATTTGAAATAAAAGGAGCAAACGAATGCTCACCATCTACAAAAGAAAAGAAACCTTCCACATCCGTGGCACTGTCTCCGATGGTGACAGAGTGGTTACGGTCAGGCGAACTACAGGCCAGACTAACAAACGCAAAGCAGAAGAAATCTGTCGTTATGTAGAGGCCACCATATTAAATGAAATGAGAGGCGGCGTTAGCACGTTGCCTTTCATTGCCGCCGCTGATAACTGGCTGAAGATTAAACAGCGAGGCAATACAGACATATATATTATTGGCAGATTAAAAAAACATTTTGCTGAGTATCAATTAAACCACCTCAACAAAGAAGCTTGGCAACATTTTGTTAGTAGAAATTTATTCGGTAGCAAACCATCCAACATAAACAGATATCGCGCTACTTTTGTATCGATATTGAACAGCGCATCTGTATCGCCAGCCATACCGAAAGAAAAAGAAATCAATGATAGGGTTCGCTTCCTTACCTATGAGAAACAAGAACAACTGCTGGCTGAATACCCAGAGTTTATTCGCCCGCTGTTCATAACGCTTTGCTATCAAGGATTGAGATTGTCTGAGGCGATGCGTCTCCGCCCTCACCATATCGACCTTGAAGCAAACACGCTGTTGGTAGAAAAAAGTAAGAATGGAAAGAGAAGGATTATTCCTTTGCATGATAGGGTGCGAGGGGTTTTAGTCTCCTTACCCTCTCGCCCTATTCTGTTTGCCAACAGTAGCGGTGTACCCTACGCAGATCCGCGCAATGTGCGTGGGGTACACGACCGCACTTGCCGCCGTGCAAACGTATCAGAATTCACAATACATGATTGGCGTCACCACTGGGCATCACGATTAGTTATGGCTGGAGCAACCATGCCTGTGCTAATGAAGCTGGGCGGATGGTCGTCTGAGCGCATGGTACTGCGTTACGCATCTGTTTCAGACCAGCACATATCCGACACACTGCGGAGGTTGAAGTGAAAAAAAGATTGCAAAAACCGTTGCTTATAGATAACGTGTATTTCTTTGGTAAGGGTGAGGTCGCGTGT